GCTGGGAACCGTACCTTCTACGTCATCAGCTTTCATTTCATAGTCAGTCGGAACACCAGCGCCATTCAGCCATTTAAAGCTATCTTCAACACCGTTTTGGGCATTGCGGAAAAACCCAAATCCTGAAAGAGAGGGCGAAGGAAATCCGCTAAGCTCCCAGGTAGCACGGACCGTAACTAAACCAGAGCGAGTAAGGAAAAAAACATCACCCTCATCGTCTGACGGCAAAAATGCCGAATAACCTACGGACAGCGCCTGCTCTTGGGTCCCCCAAAGTTTGGAACCTCCTGGATACATTATGCAAAGCCTTTAAGTAGGTTTCCATACCAGATAGATCCAACTCTTATAGCATTTAAAACGTCAACGGCATTCGCTGCAGTGCTTAGTACCGGTGTTACACCACCAGGCCATTGAAAGTCAGAAGGAAATGCGATAGTTCTACTTCCAGTGCCATCTTGAGCAAAGCGTATTGCTAAGTTCTGACCTTGGATTGCATTTGTAACATTAAAAGTTGTAATGTTTTCTGTGAGGTTTACCTTAAACTGACTTGAGTTGTTTAGGTTAACAGTTGCTACACCGCTGCTTGAAGCAATCTCGTCCATGTCCATGTAGGAGGCGCCGTTAAAGCGAACCTTACCGGTTAGTGTGGGTGAGGCATTAAATACTACCTGAGATCCGCTAATACCCGTCTTGTCGTTCATAGCCGCGTACAGGTTAGCGCTAGACGGAGTAGACGCCCATGATTTAACGTCAGAATCTATTCCGTTCAGGTTAGTCAGCGTGTAACCAGTACAGGCTGCTAAGTTTCCGCTTGTTACTGTACCCAGGTTAGGGGTCGATAAAGCCGGACTTGAAGAAAATACCAGATTGCCTGAGCCAGTCTCATTCGTAACGGCTGCAGCGAGCTGTGCTGATGTTGCAGCAAATGTGTTATCGGTCAGATTAAATGTTTTGTTCGTCAACGTCTGAGTTGCATTTGTAGTAACAATGTCTGCGCCAGAGATCTGCGGGTTATTGACGATTGTGTACCAGGTGCTCTGCAGCGCATTAAAGCGGATAGTAAATGTAGATGTGGCGCTAAAGCCTGACGGTACACCAACTGTGCTGCTGCCGTTTGCATTCACTGTCAGACTTGAAATCGTCTGAGTGCTAACACATATGATTTCCTGCCCATCAAAACTGTTTGCAGTTGTTGGCAAGGTAATCGTACCAGTAGCAAGTGTCGCCGCTGGATTTAAAATAAGGTAAATATTTTGTGTGCTATTAGTCAGCTGCTGGTTAAAACCATCAGTCGGAGCACTAATTATTGTCTCATAGCTGGGATCTGCAAAGTTCTGCTCTACATACTCCAGGATAGTAGTGAATGACGCTTTACGAGCATCACCTTGACCGCTGGCATATATAGGAACCTGGTCGGCTCCAGTGACAGTGTTTACTGCAGATAATTGGTTAATAGTGGGCATTTATAATTCCTCAGGTAAAATCTAATTCGCCATCATCTCCAGCCAACAGAGGATCTCTTGGTGGTCGTATGTACGGGTTTTCTGGATCTTTGTGTCCGGCGCCTCTAGGTAGGGAGCCAGGCATTTGTTGTTCTGGTGGCATAGCAAACCGCTGTAACAGGGTTTTGTAACCATCTCTAGCTTGCGATTTTGTCTCTGGCATTACTACTTTGCCATAAGAAGGGGCAAGCCTTACACCCAAATTTGTAATTATTGCTTCATTAGCAAAGTCAGGAACCATAGTCACAGTATCAAGATCAGCGTCAGACGGATCGTTCACCAAAGGGTATCCCAGGCGAATGCCGTAACCATTCCACTGTGCAATCATTGTGTCTAATCTTCTCAAAGCGCTTTGCAGCTGCTCTGGGGTTAAGTCAAAGACATAGTTAGCCAGACCAATCTCTTCGAGTGCCTGGGTAATATATTCTCGCTTAGTCCATCCCATTCGTCATTGCTCCAAGTAATAATAAAAGGGGGCGGCGAACCACCCCCCTCAGAACCGCTAAGCCTATTAAGATTGGCCGAACAGTACGATACCAGACATTTCTGGCTGCTTGTTTACTACGCCAAACAGCGTGTCACAACGGTACTTAGTAGTCATTGTGTTAATGTCATAGAACTTCTGCATAACCAGCTCAATACCCTGGTCAGTAGTACCACGGAGGATAGATACACCAGCGTTATCAGGCATTGCATAACGGCCAGCAAGTAGCTCCATAGAGTCTTTCTGCCAGAATGGGTTGGCAGCAGCAGTAGTAGTGTTAAGGAAGACAATCGCACGACCAGCAGTTTTAGCTGTAACGATACAGTTCTGGTACTGCTCAGCGCCATCATTAGCAACCTGGTTGGAGATGATTGGTGGGCTAATTACCAAAGTAGTTCCGTTAGTCACAGAGCTAACGCGGAAAGTTTTAAGCTGACCGGTAGAAGCTTTAGTGATGTGATGAACAGCTTCAACACCAGTAATAGTGAAACAATCGCCAGCAGCTACGTTAGTAGTGCTGTTTACAGTGATAGAATCAGTGCGGTTATCAACGTTAATCTGACCACCAACAGCCGTGCTAGTAGCAGCAGGGTTGTAGAAGTTAAGAGCATTATCGCGTGTATCAATAGTGATGCTAGCACCATCAGCCTTAGCTAGACGGTTAGCATAGTCAAGCTTGTAAGTGTCAAAGCTTGCAACCTGACCAACAAAAGCTCGCTCGTAAGCTGAGTTAGACTTGTCACCACCGAATGAACGACCAGCAGCAGCGCCACCGTTAGCTAGGTTTCCAGCCATACCGTTATAGTCGCGGCTAGATAGAGCTAAGTAACGATCGTAGTCAGGAACACCCTGCTCGTTCATTACAGCTTCGATTTCAGCAACATCATCAAAACCACTTGCAGCAGATGTGCGCTTAACTACAAGAGTACCCTGGTTAGCAGCAACATCCATAATTGCAACGTTGATGTCAGAGGCAAGCTTTTGCTTAGCAGCGTCAGCTAGACGGTTTTCCTGGAGAGCATCACGCAGTTCTTTAGCGTCCAGGGTGAAAGGTACAGACTTGCTGAAGCCAATAGTTGAAGGCACGGCAAGCTGAGTTGAGTTTTTATATTGAGCAGAAATATCGACACCAGGTGCGGCATTGATTGAGCTGGCAATATAAGGCTGTGGGCGCCAGATAGTGTCGCTTGAACGCTCCATCATGGTCTGATCAGTGTTATAAACACCAACATTGCGTGACAATACTAAAGCGTCCTGGAAACCTTCCAGAATGCTCTCGAACGCAACGCGTTCTTCTTTGTTAAATGAGTTAGACATTTTATGTATTCCTAAATTAAATTATTTTGTGGCGCGCTTTAGGTTTCGCTTGTACTGCATCACTTTATCCATGTTGCCAGTCTTTGCTGCTTCTTCACGCAACCGTTCTAAGGTAGAGTCAACAGCCCCAGAAGATTTAGTGCTAGACTTAAAATTCTTCTCAGGCTGGGCTTTCGCTTTGCGATTACTTACTTTCAATTGTGTCTCCAGTTTAGCTACCGCAAAAGCAAAGGACACAGGGTTATCAATTGCAGCCAGCTCTTTTGCCTTCTTTGGGTTCTTACCAAGTGCATAAACTAACAAAGCAGGGTTATCAGCTCCTTCGAGCAAAATGCCTTGCTGGTTATTGTTTAGCGTACTTTCAATTAAGTGCTCAGCAGATTCAAAATCACGTACTTTAAGCTCGGAACGCTTCTGTGCGTATCCTTCTAGCTTTGACTGCCAAACTTGCTCAGCTTGTTGATACTGTTGCTGTTGGGCTGCCTGGTGCTCATCCATGGCTTTTTTGTGTTCGTAATATTCACCTAATTTCTGCTCATAAGCATTTACATCGTAAGCTAAGGCATCAAGCGTAGGCTTTTCCATCTCTTGGGGCACCGGATTGGACTCAGTGACCTGATTGTTAAGCTGTGCTTCAAGTTCCTTATTTTTTCGCTGCAACTCCCTGTTAGTTTTACGTACTTCTTTCACCCATTCAGGTGCTGGACTGCTTTCTTCTTCGGTGGGCGGCGCGTCCTCACCAATCTGAACTATTACCTCGTCGTCTTCTGACTCTTCCGCTTCTTCCGATTCTGACTCCTCAGTGATCTCACCCTGGTCTGTATCAGACTGTTCAGGACTCTCTTCGGTTTCTTCATCGACTTCTACTTGCTCGTCAACTGACTCCTCGATTACTTCATTCAGAGTTTCATCTGCCAATTCGTTCATTGCTTTCCCCTGTTAAACTCACCCATTAAAACGGCTGGGTGGATGCCGGTAATACAATTCTGCGGCTATATACAGTATTTTGCAATTATTTGCACATTTTTTTCTTGCCACCTTTCTTGGTGGTTTTCTTTTTAGGTGGTCGTCCTACTTTATTGCCGTATGTACCTTTGCCTGCTGGCATAATATTCTCCTATTTTTTCTTAGATTTACCTTTAGCTGGTTTCTTTGCCATGCTATCTCCTTCTCGGCGTTAACAGTGACTGACCATCACCCATATCTGTGTAATCAAAGTCATCAATGCGGGGTGCTCCGCCTGCGCCCATTGTTGTAGGACCCTGTGGTGCAGATAGTCCAGTGCCTGGTACAGCCGTTTTTGCCTTACCAAACCCAGTCAGCTCTAAGGCTAGTAGCGCCGCATATCCGAGTCTTGGCGCAATCTCTTCCTGGAAGAACTGTGGCGATGCCTCAAAGATTCCTTTAATTATCGCACCTTGCTGCCTAATAGTTAAGCCAGCTAGTGTTCTCTGGTCTAATGCTGCATCTCCAACAGATGCTATGGCTGGGATTACATAATCCACAAACACTTCACCAACCTGCTCACCAACTTCTTTAGTGGCCGTGCCAGGCTTAAATACTCGCTCGATAGACATTGTTTGCGCTAAAGGCGATTGTCCTGCAGCGTTTTTACTAGGGTCAATAACTGATTTAACCAATCCTACTACGCTTTTGACAGTATCCTCACCAAGCATTATCAGTGCATCACCAGGGACAGCTAGTAAAGAATCTTGCGGCCCACCATCAATACGCAGATCCTGCTCAGGCCTTGCAAAGCTTCCAGATGTATCGGTCATCACCTGGTCTACTGCAGCTTGGTCTGTTACCTGGTTTTCACGGGCGCGCTCTGCTCTTCCTTCCATAGCAAAGTCAATAGTACGTGATTGCGATAATGGGCTATCATCAGCCTGTACCGACTCGCCTGGGGCAAGTACACCAGCACCAACTACGCCAGCGCCAACTGCTGTCTCTGGGCGCATAAATGTAGTGAAGGAGCCTTTATCGTTCTGTATAGCCTCTCTTACTTCATCAGTTAACTTTACACCAAATACAGTAGTGCCGTCTTGAAGATTGACTTCCTCAACCTTAGCGCCATAACGCTTGAGCATCTTATTAATCTTAGGAACATAGGTCTTGTCATACCACTGGACCATGCCCTCACTGCCTGTCTCTCCCTTGAGAGGACCAGTAAAGCCGCCAAAGTCAGCAGTGCTCTCGTACAGCTCACCAGTAGCGGGATCTGTCATCAATTCTTCAGCGTTTTCACGGCCAAGGATGCGGGTCAATGCTTTATCAATTGGCTGCCCAGGCTTAATCTCTTTGACTCCTACAGGCATGCCAGCTTGCAGCATTCTAACCTCAAAGCCTCCGTCTCTATACTCGTTGACTTCAACGGTGTCATAGAGATTTACTTGTCTGGACCTTAGTGCCTGGTCACGGCCTTTAGTTAGCGTTAAAAATTCAGCTCCAGAATCTACAGCTGTGACAATAGCTTTCTTTATCGGCAGCTCGTACCAGTTGTTCTTCATAGGAACATCCGGCGCAGCCTTTTGCATTCTAGCAATTGCAGTATCCATCTTATAAGTAGCGCTACCAAGGTCTTGCGCTTTAGCTTGTAAGGTTTTCTCCTTGTTTACGGCATATTCCTCGCCAAATTCTGCAATGTCAGCTGCTTTTTCTTCGCTTACTTCTTTATATCCGCCCCTATATTTTTTGTATGACATTAAACCGCGTTCATAAACTTCTTCTGCCTTTGCTTGCTGGACTTTAAGGTCTGCAAGTCTTTCTTCATAGTTTGCGTCTCGATAGCCTGGAGCTATATCTGTACTCTGGCTTTTGCCTTGAGCAAACTGGTGCAAATCCGACTGGATCTCTTCAATGTGCAGCGACTCACCCAGGTATTTACCACTTGCATCATATATCTCGCGCTCATTTGTACGCATGTGTGCAACTGGGTTCGGGTTATCTGGATAATGCGTCACATCCACAAATGGCTTATGTGTACCGTCACGACTACCTGTGCCAATCTCTCTAGTCAGTGCGTCATGCTCTGCGATTGCAGGCGCTAAATTTGGATCATACTCGGCAGCAAACTCTATGCGAGTCATGTCGTAGTATTGCATTGTCTTTTCTATAGCTTGGTCTACTAGCTCGCGCTTCTGCTCTGGTGTTCTAGCAGCCATATCATCTGCGGTCATAGCAAAATTTCCAAGCATAGGGCTTGTCATAACGTTATCTATAACTTCTTCTGGAACGTCTGAAGATCCAACCTGAAAGCCACTGTTTCTAAGCATGGCTGCATTAGTTGACCATCTATACATGTCAGATTGAACACTACCTAGCGCTTCTACCGCAGGCTTCAGCTCCTGAGCTACAATCTGTCTTTTTGCATCCGCACCTGGATATTGGAATACATACTCAATATCATTTGCGCGCTCACCAGGCAACACTAAATTATCTCTGGACCATCTAGGCTGCTTGGTGTCTCCCATCCCGCTTTCAATTACTTCAAGCGAGTGTCGCTGTTTTAATTCTCCAAATAGCTTACTTGCGCCATCAGCATCACCTGCAGCTAGTAGATCTTGCATTGGCTTTAAAGCAGACGGCTCTAAGATTCTAAAGTAGTCTAAAGCTGTAGTGGTCGGGTCTACTAAAACATCTTCAAATATCTGGTATGGGTTTTCATTTACAAAGTCTACGACTTCCTGCTTTGTGACATCATTACGGCCAGCAAAGTGATCCATGAACCCCATAGAGTCCAGCTCTTCCTTCTTAACGCCCAGCTGTGCCAGGTCATTGTAGTATCCCTGGGCATTGCTAGGCTTAGATCTGGCTATCTTCTCTACTACCTGCTGCGGCTTATTGCCCAGGCCTGTAATGCGCCCAAAACCTATACCAGCCTCGGCGTCTTCAGATGCTAATATTGCTGCCCCGCCTGTTACAGCTGCAAGTGTCTTAGCCGCAACTACAGTGGGAAGTCCAAACCTAACAACAGCACTATCATAAACAGGATGTAGCTTGCCTCTGACAGAAATCTCGCCAACTTTCTCGCCGAGCGTGACTGTCCCTTTTTCTTTAGTCGGGCGTAAGCGCGGCTCAGTTTTTGCCTTATCGTATCGAGCAAGGTCGACTCCTTCTGGGAAGTTTGCGTTCAGTGTGTAGTAATGGTTCTTACCATCTTCCACAGATATAAGAGGAAAGTCTCCAGCAGGATTAGGGTCAAAGCCTTCAGGGGTGTCAGTCCACTTCCATCCAGCCTTCTTCTTAAATAGATTGGTCTTAATTTTTCTGCCAGGCTTGTTTGGTGGAAGCTTTTTAGTTTCTTGGCCCACCATAAACGATGGCTTACCGTCCGGCGATACAGATAGGTTTGCAGACTCTACAAACTGCCCTGTAATGTCCTCAAAACCGTCCTCTCCCTTCGTTAAGTATCGACCCCCTGGTGTTGGGCCAAACCCTGCAGTAAATGGCTTATACGCCTTGCTATCGGGATCGAAGAATCTCTCAGGTGCTGGCATCACACCACGGCTTGGCTCACCAAACTCTCGAAGCTTGCCGTCATAGTTGGCTAGTGCTTGCTTGA